TTTTTTAAAACATATTCACAAATATTCACTGATACTGACAGTGCTCCAACTAATGACAGTTTTGTAAATATTGCAAAAGCAGTTGTAAAGTTTAAGTATCAATATGATGCTTCAGCCCCTGAGTCTCAAGACGAAACTATTTGGTTTGATTTTAAAATTGGAGACGCTGATAATTCAACAACATTTAGCTCAACTGGAGTTCATGAACATGATTACCAAAAGCAGGCTTCTAACTGGGGGAATAAAATAAGTGGCGACAATTATGAAAAAGAAATAACTTATCATTGGGATGTTGGTAACACAGATTATACACATGGTGCGGACTCTGAATTATTAGTTAGAAAACCTGACGGTACATCAGATACTACCAAAGGATTTTATGCAGTTATATCTAATGAATTATTAGGTGGGGATGTTAGTAATTTAAAGATTGATTCTATAAAATTATATCAAGCTGTAGATGCTGATAATGATAGTCATCTTCTATCTCCGATGGATGTTTACGTTGAAGCTGCTTGGAGTGCCGCTTCTGTCGGAACTGGAGTTGGTTGGGATAAGAAATGGAATTTTGGTGTATCTTTTATTTATGATGAAAAACAAGAAAGTTTAATAAGGCAATTATATGAAAAAGATGATTCAACAGTTTTTCAACAAACAGTTTCAACTGGCAATCATTGTCCAACCATTAAACTTAATATAGGAGATATTAGTCTTTGGAATAGTAGAATAACTGGAATCAATTTATATATGAGAGAACAGGATGAAACTCAAAAAACAGATTGGTATCTTCAGACAACATATGATTTAGTTCTTGGAAAAGGAAAGGTTTATCCGAATGGAGTTGACTTTGATTTCGATTTCGATTCGGTGTATTCTGAATATAATTGTTCAATAGCTAGAGAAAATTTATTAACCCCGAATCTTGTTGGTTCGTATGAAACTATTACTGGTGTATCATCAGATGAAAAATCTATATCTTCTAGATACAAAACAGCTGTTGTAGCAAATAGAGTTGCCTATATAGCTAATATAGAAATGCAAAATGAAGACGGAACTACAGAAATAAGGTCTGATGGTATGCTAAAATCAAATGTAAATCAATTTGATGTATTTCCATCTAGTAGAATAATAGAAGCTTCTGTAAGAGATGGTGATTCTATAATTGCATTAGCGACATATGCAGATAGAATATTGCAATTTAAAGAACATAAAATGCATATAATAAATGTATCTCAAGAAATAGAATTTTTAGAAGAGACACATATGCATAAAGGAATAAAAACTCCAGCTTCAGTTGCTGAGACAGATTATGGTATAGCTTGGGTAAATGAAGAAGGTTGTTATCTATATGATGGAAGACAAGTACATGACCTGCTAGAAAAGAATGGTGTGCAAATTATTAAAGAAAGTGATTGGGCTACTCATATAGGGACTAATCCTATGTGTGGATACCTTCCGAAGAAAAGACAAATAATAGTTGTAAGGACTGCTGGTAGTGGTGGACTAGGAGATGTTTATCTATATGATATAGTCACTAAAAGTTGGGTTACTGGTGATTCAAAATTTGATGATAGTAATATAAAATCTAACTTCGTAGTTGACTGGAATCATGATTTAATTCATGCTAAAACAAGCTCTTCTAATGTGTCTTTTAAAAAATGGGATGATACATCAGCTTCTGGAAGTCTAAAGTTTCAAACCAAAGATATGACATTTGGGCAACCGGGTCAGAGAAAAAGACTTCACAAGATTTATCTTACTTATAAAGGAGATGCTAGTGGAGTTACTTGCAAGTACGCAACAAATGGTGAATCAAATGTTTCAAATTATTATCAATTCAGTGGAAGTGATACTCCTTTATTAGATAAAAGTTCTTCTACTGATTGGACTTTAGCTGAGTTAAAACCAACTTCAGCATCTCAAGGCAATAATATATATAGTGCAAAATTTTATCTTTCTGGAAGTAGCGTTCCATCTGACTTTGAAATCAATGATATTAATATAGTATTTAGGATGAAAAACGTAAAATGACAATGACAAGAAACGAAAGAGTTGCATTACATAAAAAACAAGAAAGAATACAAGTTAGAACTGGAGTTCCTATGTTGGCAGAAATGAAAGAAGGAGTTCCTGAGATAAGAAGGACAAATGAAGGTGTTGTTGAATATGTAAAAAGCAACGGCATTCTTTATAAGAAAGCATTAGATAAAGCGTAGCATGTTTGTTAAATTAAATCGTAAAACTTTAAATATATATGGCTAAGAATTTATACTCTGCACATCTAGCCGCTGGTAAAAGTGCTGGTAAATACGGCTCTTCATTAGCGGATGCTCTCTCAACTGCAAGAACAAATATTGATAAATCCCAAGCTCTTGGGCAGATAAAGCAACAAAATTTATCAGCAATGTTTGCAACTGTTGGGACTGCTTTAGAACTTGGTTCTACTATACATGGAGGTATTAAAGAGAAAAAGGAATTTGAAAAAAGAAAAGAAGCATATGTAAAAAGTGAGAATATAACAGAAGTTGAATTGCCAGATGATAGAAATGCCTTAAAGAAAGCTTGGGATTATTTAAGCGGTGAAGAAAAGTTGTATCATTTTCAAGATGAGTCTGGTAAAGTGCATAGTTTATCTAGAGCAGGCGTTGTAATAAAAGGTGATGAAATTTTAGGAGCAAGCGAATTAAAGAGAAATGTTGAATCTGTAGATTTATCTGGCGGTGATTTTACTCCAGTAAATGATAAAAAAGATAAATTAAATATAGCTGAAAAAGCAAAAGAAGCAGCTGATAGTATACTTGGTTTATTTACAAAAAAAGAAACAGAAGACCAAACAATGCTTGATGAAGCTTCGGGACTACCTGCTCCTAAAAATATAAAAGACAATGATGCGCCAGGGGACGAGGAAACACAAGATATTAACGATTTTTTATTACAGAGATATGGACTAAAAAGTGAGGAAGATGATGAAGAATTCAATGGCGAATAAGCATTTATCTGATACTGCAAAAAAGGGAAGATTTGGAGATACTGAATTAGTCCATGTTAATAAACAAGAAAGGGATTTACTTAAAGCTTTAGGCGGCTCTGGGACAATTAATCCTGAGACTGGATTAAGAGAATACTTTGACCCCTTTACTGCTTTGGGCTTTGGATTAAGTCTATATCAAACTCATCAACAAAATCAATCTCAAAAAAGCACTGCAAGAACAACTTCTAAATATGCTCAGCAAGGAATCAATGAATTAGAAACAGCTGAGAAGAATTTAGAAACTGCAGTTGGAGCTAGAAAAGATTTAGCACTTCAAAAACATGAGAAAGAGAAAGAAGATTTTTCTTTTCAAATGGATACTACAATAGCTGATACAAATAAAGAAATACAAAACATTGTTAAAAAAAGTAATATGGCCGTATCTGGCACAGCCAAAGAAAAAGAATCTACTCAATTTAAAAGAATTGCAGCTACGCATAAATCTGGAATGGAAGGTCTTATTGGAAAGCTTGGAGAAGATATGGCTACTATAACAGAATTTCAAGAGACTGAAAAGTCTAGAATAAGAAGTGAAAAAAGAAGATTAATGATGGAAAAAGAATTAGCTGACAAACAAGCTAATCAAGGATGGTTCTCATAATGGCAGTAAATCCATACGGTTCTGACGTATTACAATCTTTAAATAGAATATTACAATATAAGCAAGCTCAAAATAAATCTGACGTTCAACAAGCTTTACAAATACTGCAATATTCTCAGTCAAAAAGAATGACTGATATGCAAACAATGGCAAAGAACTTAGAGATAATGAAAGGGACTAATGACAGTTTAAAGTTAAAAGCCGCTAATAAATTCGTTACTCAATCTGGGTTAGCTGGTCTTTATTCATCTCATCATGAGAAAGAAACAGGAATGACAGACGCTGTTGATGATTTGTATGATGCTAAAAAATGGTGGCCATCGTTAGGAGAAGATAGCATAGATAAAGAAACAGCTAGTCGACTTGTATCTGCAACTTGGGCTTTATACACCGCTAAAGATGCTGACCCATTAATGGAGTTATTATCTCCTATTGGTCAGATGGCTAATAAGGGTATCATGCCTAGAAAGGGGACTAAGGATTATAAATTAATAGAAGCTTTAAAAAAGATGGATTATATATCTGCTGACATGAGAGATAATGAAGAAGTTATGGATGTATTAAATAGTATGACTTCCGCTCAGCAAGTAGAAGCTGATATACTAGAAGAGACTGAGGGTTTTATGAAGGGGGACTACCAGCTCCAAAAAGATTTTACTTTTACCCAAAAAGCTATTGAGAATTTAGAAAGAGAAGCAATCTCAGAGCAACCATCATCTGGAAAAGAAACGGAAGTTGAATGGAGCAATGACCCAGCTTCGCAGCTTAGAATGGTTGAATCTAAATTACAAACAAAACAACAAAGTCTTAATGACAGCTTTAAAGATTTAGATGCTTTAGATGAGTATATCCAACAAGCAAATGACCTTTCTAGTATGGGTCAGTCTATACCAACTGCATTAGCTGAAAGGGTTGAACATCAAGATGCAATTAGAAATGCACTTAATCAACAAATAGAATCTCTTGGAAGAGATATAGCTGATTTGAAACAACTTAATATTGATTTAAGAGATGAGTACGGATTAACAAGGAAGAAATTCGATATAGGACAGGGATTAGACCTGCTTTCACCTAGATAATGGCATTAGATACATTAACTCAAAGACTTCTTGACGATTTAAGAAGAGATAGAGAAAAAATATCCACAACAGCTCCCTCATTACCAGTTCAGAGAGATAATGAAACAACTCAAAGAACTCTATATGAAGATTTATTTGCAAGCGTAGGAGAGAGACAACCATACGATGTAAGCAATCTTAAAGAAGGCGATAAAGCCAGTGGAATACATCACGCAATTGGAGCTGGAATGTGGGAATTTGTAGATGCTTCTCTTTTTGATATACCCGGTTTTCTATTAAAGGGTGCGACTGGATGGAAACCTTATGAAGAAGGTACTGAGGGTATTGCTAAAATGGGAGAAGTATTTGGTGGTGCTGCTGGATTCTTAACTCCTATGAAATGGGTTAGTGGTGGTCTAAAGTGGGCCGCAAAGAACGCAATAAAAGCTGGGACTGGTAGAGTTACTAGAAAAGCTATTGATTTAGGAGCAAATGCAGAAGGAGCTCGTAATGTTGGTTCTGTAGATAAAGTTTCAGAAGCTTTAAAGAAAGGATTTGATGACCCTATCATTAAAGGAGAAAGTAAATGGTTTGCAAATTGGCCATGGAGAGGGGGAGCCCCACCACCCGGTGCGATTAATTCATATGAACTTTCCCTAGAAGCTGTTGGTAGAGTAGAGGCTCAAATGATGGGCGGTTTAGCAAAATCTTTAAAACAGGCTTTCCCAACTGCTAGCACGGAAGACCTAGCTCAAATTGTAAAAGCAACTACTGATGGATTAAAGTCAAGAGGTGTTCATATTAATACTATTGGTAGGTTTGTTGAAAGTCAACTCGGTAGAAGATTAACTAATAAACATAAAGAATTGATAGCTGGTTACGCTGCTAAATTTGCTGACCTTACTATGAATTTTGGAACATACAATTTAATTCAAGATGGTGTTTATGCAATAGCTGGAGAAAAAGATTTTGAACCGTTTAAAGCATATACGGACGCTATGATATTTTCAACTCTTCTACCTGCTGTTGAAGCTATGGGAGGAGGTGGTAAAGTCCACGTAACTCAACAAGTTAAAAAGCTATGGAGATTAATTCCCCAAGTCAAAAGGAAGATGAGAAAAGGGGAATTTGACAAAATGACATCTGAAGAAGCGAATTCAGTTCTAAGAATATTAAGCAAAGATAGCTACCTAGCTGATGGAAAATCTATTTTCGGGTTTGGAAAGTCAGCGTCTAGAAGAAGACCGGGAGATGTTGATATAGATAGAGAAGAAGCTATCGCCGCTGTTAAAGCAATATATAATAAAGTTGATGTGGATAAAATGTGGAAAGAATTTTATAAAGAAGCTGGCGAAGACTTCGTTGCATCTACTGGTAGAATGCTTGTTGGTGGTCTTTATTTTAATGCCGCTTCTTTATTTGACGTTTTAAAGATTGGTGGATTAGGAAATCATTCACCAGAGGAATTATTTGCTCATTTCTTGGTAGGTGGTTATTTTACAAAAATAAAAAAGCCAATAGTTCAATCCACTCATAAGCATGTTGCAAGTGGAACTGAAGAGAGGTTAAGAGTTCTAGAATATCTTGGTATGGATTCATCTAACTATAAGGTCTGGGCTTCTTCATTTAGAGAAGACATGTCTGAAGCAGCTGTTTATACTGGAATTCTTGGGAATGGAAATGTTAAATCACTAGAAATGATTTTTGAAAAAGCAGGTGGAAAGCAAAGAGATAAAGATTGGGAAGCTCCCGCAACTGCAATTAGAGATACTCAAACATTAACTCAAGAGTTTAAAATTGTATTAGAAGCTTTTGAAATATACGACAAAGCTTTTAAAGCAAGGTCTTTGCATGAAGAAGGTTCCTATGATAAAAATGTAAGACTTGAAGATTTTACATTATCTGAATTAACTAACATTAAAAATAAATTAGAATCTATTGAAATTTTAGATGGGCATTTTAAGGGTGAAAAGTTATCTGAACAGAATATAAATAGATGGAAAAGAGAAGTAGAAAAAACAGCGATTGAAAATTCTGCAAAGATATATTTAGAATATGTTATGGACGTAGCGGAAAAATTGCAATTAGAAGTTGAGAGACCTGAAACAATAGATATAGACAAGCCAATTAGAATGTCTAGACTTGCAGATGACGCACGTAATTTTGGAAGGAATTATACTGACCCAAAATATAGCGAGATAAACAACTTTAGAGGTACAGTTGAAATATTAGCTGAGATGGGATTAATAGATTTTATACCTCAACAAGTTGGGCAAAAAAGGCATGTTAATCAAATTGAAAATCTTGAATCTATATCTAGAGAAATATCAGAAAGAGCAAATAGTGTAGTTGAAAGTTTTAGGTTAAATAATTTCAGTGAGCATTACCCTAAAGGAATGATAGAAATACATGATAATGGATTTTTACGTTCCATTGGAGAGTACAAGGGAAAGCAAAGACAAAGAGAGATGGTTAATATAAGTCAAGGCAGAACTTCTGAGTTTACTCAAAGAGAAGCTAGATTATATGATGTTTTATCTGAAGTTCTTGGTGAGAATGCTCCTAAAGACTTTATTAGGCAAGGGAATGTACTATCAGTAACAAGACCTGAGGGAATGTCTGATAAAGAATGGGCAGAGAAAGCTGAAAAAAGGACTGAAGTTGAAGAGCAGTTAACAATGTTAGCTGATATATGGGGAGTCGGAAGGGCTAATGGTAAGCTTAAAATGGATAAAGAAGGTATTCCATTTGAGCACGCTGAGAATTTAATAGATATGCTGAAGATGGAAGGTCATACATTTGATAGATATAATGTTGAAAATATAAAAAGAGAGATATACGGAGAAATTTTAGAGAATCCTAATTTAACTGCTAAGCATGTTACATTGGTAGAATCAATTAGGGATTGGCAATTAGGCTCTGTTGAACCAGTAGGTAGAGATAATTATGTAATAAAGATTGTTGACAGAAAGTCTGTAGAGCAAGCTTTGTTATCTCAGTATGAAAGCACTAGCCCAGAATATAAAGAACTTCTAAAAAAATATGACGATATTCTTGCTGAGATTGATGTTTTAGTTGGTAGCAAAATTGATTTTAAGACTCATGCATCATTCGATGTCTTAGATAATATAGATATGTCTATCAATGCTATTCATAGAGAAACTGCTGGTTTTCAAAAAAGAAATCTACAAGAAATAGAAATGATGAGGGAGAAGATTCATAAGGATGTTGATTCTTTAACAGATATAACAAAGTTATTTGATATAATACACAAGCCTAGGGAAGAAGGTCAAGAAGGGCCAAGAGAAAGACAGTTAATGGACTCAGAGCAAAGACTTGACAGCGCTCTAAGAATAATAGAAAAATTACAAGCAAACCCACCAGAAGTCATTCCAGAAGCTGAATGGGGAAGTCACCTTAAGATTTTAGCTGAGGGTCTAATTTCAGAGCATGGGCAAACAAAAATAAGTAACGCTGTCAAAGCTCCAGCTGATGCAATTAATAGAATTATGCTTGAACAAGGAGCTAACTTAGGTAGAGCTAATTCAGTTTTAGAAGAAATTATATTTGATTTACAGAATAATAGTAGAGATAGAATTGCTTTTGAAGAAAGAAAAGGGAGGCTTTTATCTAGGCTTAGAGAGCATTTTAAAGATACAGAGCTTGAGCAAGAATCCATAGAAGCAAGAAATTTAAATGATTTGCTTAGTATATATGGAAAAAGCAATAGGATTGGAGAAGCTATAGAAATATTAAAAGAATCTCACAGGTCTTGGAAATCTGCGGTAAGCGAGGAAAAGTATTTCGAGACTCAAGAAAGAATAAGAGAAGCTATGGATGATTATGCATCTTATAATGTTGAGAAAGGTGACATAGCTCTATCCGCTTCTGGTTTATCCAATAAGTATGGAAGATATAGCGATTCTATGAAACATGATGCTTTCAATCAAAGTCTAGAAAGACTAAGGGAAAGTTTGTATATACATGCTAGCAACCCAAATGAGTTGAATAGGGAAATGATTCAACAAGCAAAGCAAAGTATTAGAAATGATGTATCTGAAGCTCTTATTAACAAGCATGGAGAAGGTACCGAAGGATACCAAAGAGAGTGGAATGAGTTTTTACAGGTTGTTTACCCTCAAATAATTTCTAATCAAATTGGTAGAGAATCTGTTCCTTCTATGAGATTGTCGGTTGGCTTTGATGGAAGGCCTACTTTAGCGTTGGATAAGGTAACCGTTGGTAGTGGGTTAATAGCTGAGTTCAAGAGGGAAATGAAAGAACTTGGAATAGATGTTCTTTACTTAGAAAGCACTGGGGTGCATGAAGGTCGAAAAGTAAATATAAACGAGATTCCAAAGATAGATGAGATTATATCTAGAGCAAAAATTCAAGACGCATCTCAAGAAACTTTAATTAGGCATTTAAAAGGATTAGAAATTGAAAATAGAAATGACACAAATGTTGAACCATTTAGAGAGCCTGTAAGGATAGTTGTCAGTCAAAACAGTTCATTGATAGTCCCAAGAGACCAAGCAGCTGGTTTACTAAATTCAAAATTTAGAGAGTGGTATGAATCTAAATTAGAATGGTATGACGCAAAAGAAATGAGATTAGAAAGAAATAACTTTGAAAATCTATATAGTCATATTCTAGAAAGAACTCAGACATCAGCTACTAGTCAAGAGATTAAATCGATGATAAGAGCTTTGTATTTTGATAGAGTTGCTTCTAATAAGTTTGATGAGATGGTGGCTGCCTCTAAAAATGAAGGACAACTTAAAAGTTTATCTGCATCATTCTTTAAATATGTTGGGTTAGCTGAAGCAACTGGAGCAAAGGTAAGAGTTTCAGAAAGATTTTTAAGAGAGATGGTTTTGGATAGTAGGGAAGAACCTTCAATCCTCAATGAAAGGCAATCCGAGGCTATACAAAATTATTTTGATAATCCTAATTTAAAAGTAATTGGAATTAGAGATGAATTCAAAGATTCACAAGGCGTTCTAACAGGGCCTCTATCTTCTAAGAAAATTGTATTAGAATTTCTTAAAGGTATGAAAGAAAATGGATACGAAGGATATAATGAGGAAATGGTTAAATTAGCTGAGGAAAGATTGAACAGTTTAAATAGCTCATCAATCAATGCTCAATCATTTATCAGTCATAGATTAGCTGATTTGTTATATTTACCAAAAGGAAGAAGGACTGAAGAAGGTAATAAATATGGGACAGCTGGTGTAAAACCCACTGGTTGGTTTAGTAGAGCTGGTGAAAGTATTCTATTGAAAACAAATTTTATATATGACCCAGTCATAGCTGATTATATGAGCACAAAAGGTGTTGATATACTAACAACTGAATCAGCTGCTAAATCATTTAATAAAGAAATGATTGAAATCAATAAAGCTGAATACGATTCTTTACCAAGTAAGAGCATAGAAAATGTAGCTGACATAGCTATTAAAAGAGCTGAATCGAAGCATGAATCTACAATGAAACTTGAAGATATATTTCTTGGTAAAGTTGAAGATAGAAAAGGATTGACAAGTGTTACATATTCATTTTCTGATTTTTTAAGCAAAGAAGGTTTCCAAAGTTATAAAGAATTTGGAAGGTATTCTGAAACATTGAATGACGGATTGAGGAATCTTGGAGAATTGGTACTTGGAGCTGGGGATAGGCATGCAGTTGCAAGGCATCTAACAAATGCCCTTAAAGATAGAAATGAATTGATTGAAGAATCTGGTCAGGGAATAACAGTTAAGCTTCTTGAAGCTGGTTTAGACCCTAACTCTCCTATAATACATCAAGAATTAAAAAGAATGATGCTTGACAATTTAATGTCTAATCTCAGAAAGCCTAAGGCTACCGGAGCTTCTTATTCAATATTAACTCCATATATAAATGGAACTATTCCTATATATAGAACAAATAGCACAACTGGAGTGAAAGAACTTATTAAAGCTGGTGGTAAAAAATTATCTTATGAAGATGGATTTGGAAAAGACGCAGCTATAACCAATTTCGATTCTATTCAGTACTTATTGTCTATACCTTCAACTAAGGGTAAAAAAGATAGAAGAGATATTAGATTAGGGAAAGAACAAGGCAAGTGGGTTATATATGACCCTCTTAAACAAGCTAAAGTAACTGATAAGAATGTTCAACAAGAAATAAGTAAGATAGAAAACATTCAGAAAGAAATGCTAACAGAGTATGGTAACCCTTTATTTGGTCAATTATATAATAGACTTAGGGATCATAACCTTGACAATCTAGGAAAAGGAAAGAATAGAATATATCTAAGTTCGCTTTCTTTACGGATGCCAAACTTAGGTGGAGATGTAGCTGTTCATAGGGTTGAGGGATTCTACAGAAGAGAGCAAGGTAATATAGTTGGAGTAAATGTTTTTGATATAGCTCAGATACATCAAGCTGATTTTGATGTTGATGCCATGTTCAGTTATAACATGTCTCCAAGCAAAATGGGTAAAGAATTGCATCGATTCGCAGGCCACTCAATAGAAGCATATCAATTTCCGACTATAGAAACTCCTTTAAACTTTTTTGAAACAGGGCCTTCTGGTAGAGCTGGAAGTAATAGTCAGCATGGTGATTCATTTGATGCTCATAATAAATTATTTTTGCAATCAAAAAAGAATTTTGGGGTAGTTAAAAAACTTTCAACATCTTTATCTGGAATATTAAGATTTAATGAGACAGCTAATAATTTTACTATATCACTTGGGGAAATGGGAATTACTCATGTAAAAGGGACAAAGGAAGTTTCTGAGTTCCTTCAGACATATAAAAATGTTTTACAATCTATAATAGATTCTGCTAAGAGACCTAACTTCGCAGGAGCTTCTCCATCAGAACAAATTACAAGATATTTATTATTTGGAGAAAAACCAGAACTTTATAATCTTACCGCAGAAATGGAAAAGAATTTTGATATGGAAAACTTTCAGGGGTTCTTTAAAGGATTCGATAAAATTAAGAACCCTCAACAACAAGAAGTATTAAAGTCTTCTGTCCTTGAGTTTATACGACAAATGAATAAGCCTCAGAGATTATTAACTGATGTTTTTGATGTAGATGGTAGAAGACCACCAAGCGCTGAAGAGATACAGAAAATTAGAAGTGATTATTATGATTTTGCAGCTAACCCAGACAAATATATATTCGATGCTTTGTCTTTTAAATATAGAGGAAGAAGTCCTGAAAATGTAAAAATGAGAGAAGCTCTTAATAGAATGTTTTTTGGAGAAAATTATTCAAGAATTACTTTGGACATGAAAAACCTAAAAGAGTTTAGAAAGAAAAATAAAACTGGAAGTTTGATTCCAACTGAATCGATTTTTAATATTCCTTCTACCATGAAGAGAGAGTTTATGGGCTCAACAGTTGCTGGTGGGTTAGTAATGGATTTAAGTCAGAGTAAGAAAAGTTTTAATGGATTTACTCAGTCAAGGTCTCCAAAAGGAGATAAGGCTTTTATGGAAGCTGGTAGAGCAATAGAAAATCTAGATATATTATTATCTATTAGCGGTGATTCTAGAATCTCTGAAAAGTTATATGAAGAAAATGCAGGTGTATTTGAAGGCGGGTGGTATGATAAGTTCTATAAAGAACTAAGGCAAGAGCAACGTATTAGTACAAAAAATTTAGAAAGATATGCTTTATTGCAAGAATCTTTTAGAATTGAAAAAGAGAGTTTACAAAGTTTTATTAAAAAAGCTGGCAAGCATCTCGACTTAAGTCATCATAGAGCAAAAAGAAAGATTTCTCATATAGAGCATATATCTGAGCATCTTAGAGAATTAGAAAGCGCTATGGTTAGTAAAGTTATAAAGAACCCTCAAGACCATAAAAAGACAAGCGAAAGATTAAATATAAGAAGATTTAATTATACTAATAAATCTAGGGGTGGGTATATAAAGAACAATGGTAACAATATCATGTTCGTATATAAGAAAACAAAAAATCAAAATGGCAACACTAGATTTCAAGAAGTTGGATATGTTAAATCTGGTTCTAGTAAATGGTTTGGCAAGGGTGATTATTATGTTATGAAGAATCCTATTGTTAGTAAACCTATTAGAACAAGTGAAGCTCTTGATGGATGGGCTCTCCTTGAAGCTACAGGTGATGTTCAAATTCATCATTTAGGTTTTAGGAATGAGGGGCAAATGTCTAGATTCGTCTTAGAGAAGGAAAATCTACAAAAAACTCTCGGCATGATGGCCTCTGAAACATTCAGATTTAATAAAAAGAATCCAAACGCTCAGGAAAATTGGGTCTTAGATAGAGCTTTAGAAGATGCTATGGTTAAAGTTTTTATGGACAGATGGACTAATCCAGAAAGAAGAAAAGCTGAAATGAACATTGACAATAATCAAGTAACTGATTTAGTTAGATTTATGATGAAACCCGACCCAGTATTTAATACATATGTGACAGCTGGGGGAGCTAAGTTGCCAGTTGTTAAAGTTAATAAAAGAATGTTCAAAGCTATGAGTAGGTGGATGATTAACAATGGACATGGAGAAACTTTAAATAGAATAGTTAGTATATACGGAAAAGACTATAGAAGAAGATATGATAATGTATTGTCAGACACAGTTACTGATGGATTTACATCTCAATTATATAGAGGTAGAAAATCAAAAACAGTAGATGACCCATTATTTGACTTAGCTATAGATAGAGGTTATTTACATGACCCAGCATTTAAACATCACTATGGAAAAGAAGTTGAGTCTATGTCAGCTAGGGCTAGAAAAAAGTATGATGAGAATGGTGATTTGGAATTTGTTAGAGAGCGTGGAACATATCAAAAAATCCAGAATAATTTAGAGTACTATATTGGAGAAAAAGATTTGATAAAAAGGATTGAGAAGGAGTGTTAAATGCCTAAATGTGTAACTCTAACTGATAAAGAAAAATTCACATCAGACAATCTAAGGTTAATGAAAAGATTGTTTAATGGTGAGAAGATAAATTTTGAAGGTAAGGATTATAAGTTGGGAAATACTATTGTTGACCATTACGGAAGGGCTGAGGACAACTTAGGTAGGAAGATGTTTGATGAAATAGTATGGAGAGGCACTTATAAACCAGCTATTGAATCATACACTGGATTTACTAAAGGTGATTTTAGAAGAATAAAAAATGAGATTGTAAGGGAATCAAAAAAACTTTCTAATCCCAAATTTAATTTCTTAGAAAAATACGGGTTTGTTAGAAGAGGTGTAATGCAAAAGTATGCTATCACCAATCATTTAAATAAACAAATAAACTTTATTACCAACTATGAAAGAAATTCTTTTACTAAATATCTCAGTTCACATATAGCTCTATCTAAATTATTAAGAACTGAAATTCTAGCTAGGAATCGGAGTAGAAGCTCTCTTATACCGGGTATAAAAGAAGTAAGGCAGTTAGAGAAACTTGAGAATGAATTATTATTAGAAGTTAACAATCCAACGTCTGACGCAAAGTCTGGCAGAGCTAATGAAATTGTAAAAGAAATAAAAGAAGTTCTAGGTTCTAAGGGCGGAGAAGTTTTAAAAGAACTTGTTGAATATTTAGAAAAGACTCCTGAAGAAATAAAAGAAGGGAGACTTATTGATGACCCTAATAGCCTTGATTATGGCAAGAGAGTTCCATTCTCTAATAATATTGTAGAAGCTGGTAAGGTATCAAGGCTTCTTTTAAATGACATGGGTAATGTTCTTATTTCTGGACTTAAAAAACATGCTGATGTTATACAACTTGGATACTTAGGGACAATGGAAAAATCTGCATTGCAAACTACAATGGGTAGAAAAGTTGAAAAATACCTTGATAAAATACAGGAAGAAATAAAAGCTATAAAAGATGGAAAGGAAAATGGTAATTACTTTCCTCATTATTTATCTGAAGGATTTTTACATTTAGAAAGAGTAATGGAAAGAGCTGATAAAGAAGGGTATAAAAATGCAGATAAAGATATTTCAGAGCTATCCTCTATATTAACTGAAATGAGAGGAAGTATGGGGACTCCTAAGTCTGCTAGATTTAGAAAGTCTGCTCCATATGAAAATTATTTAAAGAATCCAATTACAGTTCTCAGAAAATACTCTATTGATGCTATTACATTTAATAAAGCTCAGCATTTAAAAGCTCTCTATTTTGAAGGAATGAAAGGACTTCCCAAAGACGGGAAAGCCGCTGAGGCTATATCTGATTATGTTGCAGATACATTTAAATTAGCTGAAAATGGACATAAGGACAGACCTAGCTGGGTTAATAAGATGGTTAGAACCTTAACTGGGTTTCAATTTTTAGCTAAGCTTGGATTTGGTGTTGGTACTGCAACTAGAAATACATTGTCTGGATTATATTATGTTCAAGGCGTTGGTAACTTAGCATTTGCTAGATACCTTAGAGATTGGAATAAATTTGAAAATAAAGAAATAAGAGAAGAGGTTAGGAAAGCTGAAGAAGAACAAGGTTTTAAATTTGAAGACATGGCTTCTCCTATTTTTACAGAAGGATTGCTACCAACTGAGGGAGTAAAAGCAAAAAACATAGAACTTAGAGAAAATTCTCAGGGTAATTACGTACTTCAATATAAAGAAGGAAAAGTTTGGAGAACTTTTGATTCTATTCTTTCATCCGCATCTGGACATGGTGCTATCTTACAAAGAGTAACTGAGAATTTTTTAAGAAAACATATGTTTAGATATTCCTTTGTTGACAAGTTTAAAGAACTTAGGAGTAATGGAGTTGGTGAGAAAGAGGCTTCTAAGCTTGCTAGATTGCACGCAGTTGATATGGTTGCTAGGTATGCATTTGAATACGCTGCTAGTCAGAAGGCTAAATTAGCTGGGGGTACATCTTCAAATGTAGGAGCGGCTGGACAAATAGCATTTCAATTTATGCATTATCCAATGTCTTTTGCGCAACTTCAATCAAAGAACTTTAGAAATATGGCTGACGCAGCGATAGCTAGACAATGGACTAACCCAGATTTATTTGTTCCTATGAAGTTTGCAGGTTTATATCTATTTACTGAATTAATGAGTGGTATAACGAATTTAGACCTACATAGAGTTATGGAGAACGATACAGTTGATAGGATAATAGATTTAAAAGATGCTTTACAAGGTAAGGAAGTTAAAGGAAGGGGAATCATAGGGCCAACAGTTGGAGACCTATTTTTCTATGCAACATTAAATGATTTTATGAAGCTTCCAGATAATGCTCTAGTAGATATGTTAGTTGGATATAATAATGCATATAAACTAACTCCAGACCAACAAAAAGCAAGAATATTATCAAGTATAAATGTACAGATGTCCAAAATAATAACTAAAGATTATAAAGCTTTAGACAATGGGAATGGATGGGATGTTCTTATGCATGAGTTTGGAGTTTATCCAACTAAGCATACTAGGGAGCTTAGACAAAAAGAACCTTTTAAAACATTATTCCCCGGTACATCTGGTAAAGAAAAAGAAACAGAGGCATCTAAACTTCGTAAGAAAAAATTAGCCAAAGATGAAGAGCTTACAAAACTTTACAGGGCGATGGGGATATGACATTGAATGAACTTAAAAAACCACCGCCCTCAAAGTGCTCTACGAGCTAATCAATTAGTATATAAAAACCTACTTCGCACTTATCAAACAATCTTACTTTTATAGTAAGGGTATTTATATCGTGCATTAGTTCAAAGTGAAATGCAAATGGAAATAAAGCTATAATAAATTGCGAACAATCTAACTCTTCATTTGATGTTTCAATATAATGTGCTCCTATTAAATTATCTCCAAATCCTTTTATCTTACTCATTACTACTCTCCCTTTTATCGTACAGTCCGTACATTGTTATCAATATAGCATCCGCATTATATAGTGTAACTTTTTTATCTGTATAATGTGAAGCTATTTCCTTTAGCTCTCTTTTTCTACTGGGTTTATCTTTAGGTAATTTAATACCAAGCTTCTCTTGCCAATGTTTCATCCATTTTTGTGGAGTAACAAAGGTTGTCTCTATTTGGTATGCTCCCAGAATACCTAACCATTTTCCATAATTAGTGCCAAATTTAAATATAGAACTTCTTCCGTCATGTGGCATGGCGTGTACTTTTTCTATATATGCATACACATCCTCACTGTGACCAAGAAATGATTCAATTATTTCAGCCATTGTTTCCACGTTTTGTGGACATTTATATGATGTTATTCCCTTTCTCCAACAAGCTATTGCTCCACCTTGGCCTGGGTCTATTCCTATTATTGTCATTGAGCATCCTTCCTATATGAGTATTTATGAGGACTTTTTACATATTTTCTTTTATATGTAGGTCTCTCATATTTACTGCTAATTACCTCACCATCAAATACTTTTATTATATATTCAAGTATAGGTGTACTCTCATATGGTGTACATTTGTACTTATTGCAACCTTTATCTATTACATCAGAAGGGATTGCTTTGGGTGTCTCTTCATTACCAGTTAAGAGGAACCAATAGCATTTACGAGAAACCTCGTAGAAACACCCGTAGCAACTTCTATGCAATGTTATCTTTCTCCGCCATTGTAGAGTTCATATAGAACTTACATCTACCACCATTGAAGCCAACCATGTGAGTACCTATCTTTCCGTATCTACTTTTAGCGACTATAATCTCACTTTTGTATGGATTAAACTTATCGCTATCAAAGTTATGTCCATAGAATACGAACATAGCAGATTCAGCAGTTTGTTCTATTACACCTGACTCTGCATAATCACTCATGCGAGGTCTAGGGTCTAGTCTCTTTTCAATCTCTCTATTTAATTGAGATACTAATATAGCAGAACAATTCTCTTGCTTACATATCCATTTATACTCTTGCATTATCTTTTCAATCTCAAACCTTCTTCCTTCTTTAATGCCATCTACTTGTATCAACTGAATATAATCATCAATGACTACATCTGGTTTATGTTTAGCAATTTCTCTTAGGCAATCATCAAGACTTCTTACATTGTCATACATAAGAAACTCTTTATAGTTACCTTTCAATCTATCTGATACAGATTCAAATTCAACCTTACTATTTTCATTAAGGTCATTTCGTCTTATATCTCCGTATTTAAGAGAACTTGATTCCATTACTGCCATCTTCTTTAACATCTCTGTATTGCTCATTTCTCGATTGAATAGCATGACTCTGTATCCTTGTTCAATCAATCCCTTTACAATATTAATTACTAGAGTTGTCTTACCATGACCGGGTCTACCACCTAATACAGTTAATTCCTTTCTAGTCATTCCACCTGCAAATGTATCAAGATGTCCTAAGTTGAATGGTATCAGATTTGTATCCTCTTCTACAGTTGCTTTCATCTCTTCAACCAACACTTCAATGTCTCTTATTTTAGATGGTTGAACGTGTCTCAGTTCCTCAATTAATTTGCTATGTTTTTCTAGAATACTACCTACTTCTTTGTAGTCTTCATAACTAGCCTCAAGTAAAGCTTGAGCTGATTTAGCAGTCTCTCTTTGTATGTATCTTTCCCATACTATTTTAGCATAGTTTTCTACATTTGCAAGAGATGTAAACGCATCTGGTAACCCACTTATAAAGTACGCTTTACTATCACCTGTCATATCTTTCATCTTTTCAGATAGAGTAACAAAGTCTATATCTACGCCATCTTTATATAGCTCAGCCATAGCTTTCCATATATCTTGATTCTCTGTAGTATAGAAAGCATTATTATCTCTTATCCAAGCCATAGCAATCTCTTGCTCTCTCTCACCGCCTTCCAATATACAACCTAATAAAGCTTCTTCAGCTTCAGATGCGGACGGCATTTTCTTCACTTCTTTTGCCATTTTAGCTCCTATTGTTCAAATAAACCAACTTGATTTGCTGGTTCATAATTTATTATTAAGTATTCCTTACGTTCCTTTTTCTTTGCCTCATCTGTTGCACCTGCATATTTAAGGTCTATAGTTCTTACATCATAATCCTTATATAGTTCTGCAACTCTTTCTTCATGGTCATAACTAATCATGAATTTTCCACCGCTTTCGTGTATCTTATCTACTTTTTCTTTCAATCTTAAATGGTCATCAGCATTGAAATTATGTTGATAATACTTATTACCCTTTTCATGGGCAACGAAATATGGTGGGTCTAGATACCAAAAATCTCCCTCTCTTGGGTTGTATCTATCTACTAGTTCAGCAAAGTCTAGGTTCTCTATTGTACTACCTCCTAGTTTTTCTCTTGAGTATTTAAACTCTTCTTCCCAGTTTTTATTCCAATCTTTTATCATAGACATAGGTGTATGAATTAATTTGTTAAAGCTATGACGAATACAATAGAAATACTTGGCGGCTCTCAAAGGGTCAGGTATCTCTATCTCTCTTTTTTCTTGTACCTCAACCTTAAAATCTAAGAATAATTTTCTAGACTTGGGAAGCCAATTTAGAGTATCTACTAATTCATCAAGCTTATATATCACACACATATATAAATTGACAATGTTGTTATCTTTATCATTTAGTACGTTCCATTCTGCTTTATTCTTTCTGAAGAACATTGACAAACCTCCAGAGAATACTTCAAAATACCTATCATGTGGGGGTATGAGAGGAACAAATCTCTTGCTCAACTCATACTTCCCACCATAATAAGGTATCACGATTGGACAGTCGTACCAATCAAGCGACGGCAACCTTAGCCTCTTTGGAAGCCCAACGTTTAATTGTAGGATACAACTTACCTTCAATCGCATGTGTAGACTGACTATCTCTATTCATGTGGTGACTTAATACGTTAGTACCTACATTGAATAAATCCCAAAATGATTTAGGTTTATTTGCTATTAAAGCCTGAGTAACCATTTCATTTGCTTGAAGTGGAAACATCTTTAAGAAGTCAACAATATGCTTGTCTTTGAAATCAGTATCTATTAAAACAGGAAACTCATCTTTCATAACAAGTTTTGTTTTCTCAACTGTTTCAGAAACAATATCACCTATATCATCTAATGATACATTTGCTTTGATATGCTTGTTCTTATACTTTGATACTACTACACCTATAACAGCACCATTAGAACATATAAGTCTAAATGCACCTGCTATTATGTTTACACCTAAAGAACCATCGTAACTATTCCCGATTACAATTTCGGGAGTCATTTCATCATTCTTTCCTATCTTAACAAGATTCTTTGGGAAAGACCAACTTGTATGAAGTTTTTGTCCATCTCCGAATACTCTTACCTCTTTAATCTCTCCGCCATTCGCTTTAATAAGTGGTTCCGCAGTCTTTAAAAGTGTTTCATTCTTAACCAATTTATAATCATTGGTCATGCAACTAAGAACTTTGTTATTGTCTTCTCTTACAATAAACTTGTATCCTGTTGACATTTCTCTAACGCTAGTACCATTGCCTTTGTTTTTCTTAGTTTCCTCCCAATAAGCTGGTACTTCTTTAACTGGAAACATTGCATTTTGTAACATTTATCTCTCCTTTTCTATTATTTCTTTTATCCATTTATTAGCCATAGATATTATCATTGCTGTCATGAAAATAGCCACAGCCCATATACATACACCAAGTCCTAGTATTAAGAAATTGGCTATCCATTCTGCTATGTCAAACATAATCATTCCTCTTCTTCTCCTTTGTAAACAGGTGGGACTGAACCCAACCGTTTTCTCTCGTTTTCTTTTATTGCCTTAATGTTCTTCCCTCTATTCAGAGCAATAGTCCTAAGATAAGGGAATCCTTTTCCATTTAGATACCATTTAGCTTGATAGTATTGCTCTATTGCATATTCCATTACGTTGTCATCCACGTCTTTCGTTCCAACTAAGAATTGATAATAGTTGAAATGAGTTTCTGAGGGAACTTCTCTCATTATAATGGTTGCAATTTTTGTTAATAGTGTCCCAGTTCTCTTGCTCTTTGACTTGAGAATCTTATTCATCTGAACTGCATAGTTCTTACTCCCCTTCAGATTGTAGCCGCAAGCTGGACACTTGTTCATCCTTTACCTCCTTCTGCATTTCATCATGAATTTCATTCAATTTATCATATGCAGGGTTATCTTTATTATTTCTCATTTGATTGTGAGCTTTTAAGAAGTCGTCAGCAAGTTCTATTCCAACCTCTTCTATCAACTCTTTTCTATTGCCAGTTTCACACAAGTGGCTTATCCATGACATTTTTCCCATTTGTCTCTCCTTTACATTTATCGCATTTTTCTTTTACTTTACCATATGAAGGGAAATCCTCATAATGGCGAATCTCTCTAGATTTTTTAGTGAAGTTGTTTATAATAATAATTTCCCAACATCTTCTACATTCAATGCAGTATTTAACTCTAGCATCTGCATTTTTAGCATCTTTAACTCTTCTTTGAAGAGCATTGGATGTTAGCACATCATTTAACTTCCTACCTCTCATTTATTTCTCTCATTAGTTCTTCGCCTTCTTGTATCTGAGCTTCATTAAATTCATCTGCGGTTGTAGGCTCTCCATCTTCTATTGAAAAGTAATTATGTATTATTGTTCTTACTTTAGATAGTTTTGTTGTGTCAGATATTTCTTCCCAAGAAAGAACATCTAGTATATGTTCTAACGCCTTGTTCTTATCATCTAACATTTTTTCAATTTCCAACACATACCTATTTAATTCTTTTATTTGTTCTGTCATTTTACTCTCCTATTACTTTGACTTCAGTTGATTCTGACCATCTTTGGTCTCCTAAATAAAAAGCTCTCTCATTTATAGGGTGATGGTCTGCTCTTAATACAATTACTTGAGTTGCACAGCCAGTATGCTCTACAACAATGGCTCTTAACCCTGAACTAGTATCAACTAATTCACCAACAGAAACATCCTTTAAGTATTTATAACCTTTAGCAGGCTTCCATTGTGGTTTATCAATCATCGCAGCTTTTGCAAGCTTGCGGGCTATTCCTATTTGCCTCTTCCTTTTCGTTTCTGGTTTCAAGTTCTTTTTCTCCTTTAATTATATCGTCTTTTATTTTAACAAAGTCTTTTCTTATTCTTTCATACATTTTCGCTTCATCCCATTTCTGGAAATGTTCAGCTGATTGTTCTGAAAAAACTAGAGCGATTATAGCCCACTCTATTTCAGATTTAGTTAATTTAATTAATGCAGTTGATTCGTTCATTATATCTCCTTAAAAATTTGAGGGTAGCCTTCTTGGGAGAACGAAGGGAGAGACGAGAGAGAGATTATATATTATCCAGCCACCCTCGCCTCTAATTTACTCTATTGTATATTACAATAAAAAACCCTTTTTTCTCTTATTTAGAAGGGGACATCATCATCCATCTCTTCTTGAGATAGGACATCTCCATCCTCCCACTTAGTAACAGTGTTGACTTTGAATGTAGCACGTTTCTCTTGTTGGTCTACTGGTAAATCACGAGTTTCCTTAGTGACGTATTCTTGTCTCTTAGTTGTGACATATACTGGTTGACCTACAACATCCTCATCTTCAATAAGAACTAACTTCTTTATTCCTTTGTCATCTTCACATTTGATGCCAAGATTCTCAAGTAAAGCAAAGTATCTTTGATTCTTACTAGCTGATGATGTATCCGTAAAGACAAAGAATCCATTATCATATAGAACTTTATCTTTTAGATGTGTACAACTGACCTCTTGTTGAGAACCTCCACCATTAAATACTGGTATCTTTTCTCCAGAGCTATCTCTTTTGTACTCATATCCATCCATTTCCCATAGTTTCTGTTTAACATCTACTACCTCAGGCGCTACTTTGTATGTCATATTTACAACAATAGCCTCACCTGCTCTAGTTGCAACTTCTTTAGTAGTTAAAGATGTTACATGAGCTGGGTAAGTACCTTCCTCAGTTGGAATCCATTGTTGTGAAGGGTCATATACTGCACCTTTTATTGTCTTAGCCATTATTACTCCTATTTAGTGTTTTTAGTTGTTGTGTATTTGTCTAATAGTTTTTGATATTCAGCGGTGAACTCTTCCATTTTCTTTGATGGTTTACATCCTTTAGCTCCTCTGAAATATAGACTTGGTTCAACGAACTTACCATCTGCAGTTTTCATAAATCGTTTGATTTTAGTTCTGTCTTTAGCAACTACGTTTAACTTTTCCATTTCAGCAAGAGCCTTCTTTGAAAGAACTCCGCTCTTTACGAGTTTCTCGGTATTTTCTTTTGAGATTTTACCCATGTGTTTGTTCTCCTTCTCCCAAGTCCTCTGGTTGAGGTAGTGGGATTTCTTCTATTGTAAATGTATGAAATGACGGATTAACTGTTAAGGATGTATCCTCTTCAGTTTTAAATACCATCATAGGTTTGCCATTCAGAAGCTTAGTTCCTTTATAAACCACTCTTCTAAATTCTTTTCCATCGTTAGTGCCTATTGTATAACACTCTTCTTCAGTTAGAAGGGCATCATCATAACTACTGTTCAGATTTCGCATTTATTTTTTCCCTTTCTCTCTCTAGTTTTAATAGTGATGAATTGTAATTTGCAGTATTTATTGCTTGCTCTTTGATTAAATCGTGTATCTGTTCTATTCTTTCTTCGCTTATATCTCCAGCTACTACAAGAATATCATTTGCTTGTTCATCAGTTAATGATAAATCTTCAACCTGATTACGATATACATCATCTGCAATATTTAGGTACATATTAAATGCTTTCTTAATACAATCTGTATTAGCAGCTTTAACATCATTACCTATGTCTACAAATTCATTAGTGCCACGTTTCTTTTGTATCCTATGTGCAGCTACCATATCAGCCTTTCTCCATAATCCTTCATCATACCAAGTTAAGCGACCTTGTACAACGTACGCTTCGCTTCCTAGTACCTCAGTCTTTTCTATCGTCCAAGACCAGCCTGGAAATTCTTTATCTGCAACATCTCTCATGTAAGAGAATTCCACATAATCCAAACCCATCTTTTTCTTAATGAATGGCTTAGGCGTCTTCAGTCTAGATACCTTTTTATGTTTGTTAGTTATTGCCTTTCTTACGGCATCGGTAGCTTGTAGCATTTGCTCGTCAACTACCATTACCTCATTCTTATTGCTCATTATTACTCCTTATCTTTTTTTATCTGCTAATGTGCTAGGACAGATACTATAAAATTGACAATATCTACATTCCCAGTCTTGCATAGGAACACCATAAGATACCTGAGGTACAAGTTCATCTTCAAAAGATTTACCCATATCTTCTTTCATCTCATGTATTTCTATCCAATATTCCAAAGCTTTGTCTATCCACTCTGGAGACACCAGCTGTTCTCTCATTTGTGATGTATTTTTATTATACCACAAGAGATACATATTAATTCTATCTGGACTATACTTATGTCTTACTCCCAAAGCATAAGTACCTAATTGAAGTTTGTAATTTAAATCAGAATCAGCAACCCTATTTTGTTTTCTACCAAATTTAGTAGTCCACTTATAAGCAGCTGCAGTTTTTAAATCATAAAGATTGAATTCTTCTGTATCATTTATTTTATCAGTTATCATCTCACCTGCGTCAAATGTACCAGATACTTCTAACTGTTCTAATTTAATTTTCTCTTCAATATGAATACTTTTAGTGATTGGAGCATCTTTAGATTGCATACCTGCTAATGTATCTTGGTATGATGACAATGCTTTTTCAACATCACTATGTACTATAGTCCCAAGCCTTAGTATTCTATATGAACCACCATCTTTTTCATCAGTTGGATAATCATAGTATGAATACATTTGTTTCCTTAAACAACTGCCTGCAGATGATGCATGGAACACGTTCTTATCTCTCTCTTTGAGTGATTCTTGCTGTTTAAGATATGTGTTATATATTTGCTCTATATCCATTTTTCTCTCCCAAAATGTATCGTAAATTTAATAATATCAAGGTTTACAGTCAATCGAAATATAGCTGGCGTTGAGGCTCTGGGTAGACTTACACAACTACCAGCTTATATTCCGTGCTCGGGTTAAGCAAATTTAACAAATGCTAAAACCACCTGACTGTTCACAGAAGTTAGCAAATTGCAATGCAATCTCCGCATCAAATGGATATTGTTTAGCAAAGCTTTCTACTTTTCCTTCCCCTTTACAACTGTTACACTCTCCCTGAACTATTTCATCGTTCCTTTGTCCAGTTCCATTACATATTGTGCATTTTTCTTTATCTAAACCTTCCAGATAAGCTTCTCTTTCTATCTGATGTTTAAGTATGTCTCCATTCTTATGTAATGTTTTTAATCTATCAGCAATTTCCATAGCTTTTTCATTATCTATCTCATGTCCATCATTGTATGTGCCTTTTTCCATATCTTCTTCAGTTAGTATATCATCACATACATGACATACATAATCCCATAATGGTCTCCACCACCATACATTTGCTCTAAAGTAATCACCGGGGTTTTCTTGACTCCATTTTTCATGAGCTTCAAAATACTCTACAGAAGCACCTTCTACCTTTTCCATTTCTTTCCATTGTACCCAACCATCTTCATTATACCATTTTGTTATAGCCTCAGGCTTAGGTGTATTTTCTCGTGGATTTAATCCACTTAAGTCAAATCCCATTCTTTTCTCCCTTTTTTAATCTAATAGTTCATCCAATACTTCATTCATTGTTTCATTTAATATGTCTACTTTTTCTTCTATTCTGTGAAGTCTCCATAAATGACTAATCTGCAATGCTAACATCATAAGCATTGTGAATTCCCAATATGGAAAATACTCTGTGCTAAATAAAACTTCCCAATAATATCTCATACTTTACTCCTAAGTCTTTTAGCTTCTTTTTCAGTCATAACAGTTAATGGAACATCTGATAAACCGGGTTCTCTTCCCCATTCATCAACCAACACGTACTTTTCTTCTTCGATGTTTGGTAAATCATTTACATCAGGTACTATCTCTTCTTCATGTTTTTTAAATGAATATTCAGCAAACTTAGTGCCATATTTAGGATGTTTAATCATTCTTGTATAAACATGTCTATCTTTTCTTATTTCCCATATTATATGTGCTAATCTAAAACATCCAAACCTTTCTAAGGCTTCAATAGGTGTAATAGAATTACCTTCTTCCATAAACTTTAATACTCTTTCTTTTTGTGTTCTCTTTTTCATTGGACTAGGCATAGTCTTCCTCCCATTCTAGTTTAATGTTGTAATCATTTGCTACTTTGTTTAATAATATCCTTGTATAATATCTAGCATCAGACCTCATATCTTCAATGAAACCTTCTGTGAATAGATACTCAATAGCATCCATACATTCTTTTCTAGTTACTATATTAAGCATTTTATCTTTATTCTTCTTCATTGTATTCCTTTTTATAACTTTTCATCCACTCTGATAAGTATCTTCTAGCCATTTGCTTAGTACATTCAAAATCTGATTGAATAAAAGCAACCGCTCCAAACATATTTGTCTTACCAGATTCCCTCAGTTGTTCTAAATATAGGAATACCTCATTCTTATTTTGATTGAACTCTTCATCTTCTAATAATGCTTGTGTGTCTCTTTCTATATTATCCATGTTTCTTTCCTTTTCCCGCTCATGTAGGACGCACAGATGCATGGACGCCCCACATTGCGAGATTAACGGGGATATGTCTTTAGGCGCCAACCCTTGTACTCTTTCATTCATTATCCAATTCTATTACGAACTGGTTAATTGAAAAAAGGTGACATTAACCCCGAATTTTCTTAACTCCTGGCTTTCTATCATCTGGCATAATCTTGAGCCTACCTGAAGGGAAAGTAACTACTGTCACCCTCCCCTCTGTATAGACATCAAGGATTAAGTCTGGGATGCTAGACTTTAGTTCCTTAATAGTAACCACTAATCCTCCTCTAAGAATCTTACTTTGTCTCTAGAGTTATGATTATACATCTTCTGGAGCTCTTTTAGAAACAATCTCCAATTAGGACAGTTAACTACAGTCCTTGCTAGGTAATCAAGTTTCTTCATAAACCTTGAATGGTCATATTCTGGATGTTTATACATAATCCAATAAGCATGCAAGAAGGCTGACTTCTTAGCAAACTTTAAGTAATCATATATACCAGCTTTTTCATCTGTTCCATTAATAGCTTCTTCAAATGAATTAGCTCTATCCCAGTTGTTGCATTCAAGATTACCAGTAGTGAACTGAAGTTTTTCATATCTCCATTTACCACCTTGTAATATCATCTGACACATTGTAACTGGAAACCCACTTCTATTAACATATCCTGAGAATGCCTTATAGTGAGTCTTACCTTGTACACAATACATATGCAAGAAATCAGATAATGTCCATGGTGTAGTCTCTGAAGTAGCTTCAGCTATATCATTTAAGTGAATATTATCATCCACTATATAATATATTGGCCTACCAAGTTGCTGACCAACTGTAAACCTATGCTGACCATCTATTATTCCTAGACCAGTTCCATCACAACTTGCATATCTCTCTTTACTAACTTCTTTAGAGTTACACAATATAGGCTTAGTCTTGAATATGAACGGCTTATCTTTCATCTTCTTTTCCAATGAAATAAGCTTTGTAGGCTTAATCGGCCTATTTTCCAATACTAATTGAAAATTGTTATAGTTTGTTGTTTTATTTGCCATTTCTCCCCCTCAAATGCTCCATATACCTAGAAACACTTGCCTTTGATGTTACTTTATTGTTAGTGTCTTCAATCTTGAAGTTGCAGTTAACCTCAAAATTCTTCTTTGCTTTTCGTTCTATAAAGGAAGCTTCTTCAACAGTATTATAAATACCTATGAGTCTTTCTACCTCTATTTCCTTTTTTTCTCCTTTACTATTGGTCTTATCATAAGTCCAATGAGCAATTAATGCCTTGTTCATACGTTCTCCTTAGTATGTGGAAGGGATATGTCGTACCAGAATTTATCACCACAATCATCATCGAATATTTTTATTCCCTTGAGTTTAATATTACTATGTTCTTGTAGATATTCCAAGTCTTCTAGTTTTATTGGCAACCAATACCCATATCTTAAATGTCTATTGCCATCTAACCCTGTTCTAAATTGTATTTTATTCCTTTTGTATCCACGCATTACTAATAACAATAACGCTTTCCATTCATTATCATTTATTGGATTCGTTTCGTTCAGACTCTGGAAACTCAATTCCATCTTCTCCTCCTTCTTCGTAGATATTCCACAATGTTAGTTGGTACAATCCATACACGAAAGCACCAACCAACATAGATATTACAATTAAGTTCAAGGCAAATTCTTGAACCATATTCATGCTTGAGCCTCATCACCTATCTTCCTAGATAAATCAATACTTTTAACATCATCAACCATATCATCTGGTATCCCATCGGAGAACTCTGCAGCTAGGTGAACTAACTCAGGTTGCACTTCAAGAACAGACCCTATAAATGCTTGGGCTCCAGTGATAATTTCTCTAACCTTATCGCCTTCTTCTTCATCAATCAAATCTGCTTTCATTAATCTATTGGACAATAATGCAATTAATGACATTACATCAAACAGCTTTGCCATTATGATTACCTTTTCAAAAGGGTCTACTTCAGTTGTCTCAGCTCCTAGTAAAGCCTTTATGTTTTTCTTTGTATCTTCTGGGTTCATTATTAATTACTCCTTTTTATTTTTCTATGGCTTTTCCCTTCTTGTTTCCAATCTTCCATATCTTTATTAAACCAACTAACAGCGATAGCATAGTCTACAGTCCTTATTCTACCTTCATCAGCATCATCTTTCCATTTCTTCCATAATTGAATTGCATCAGCATG